GCACAAAATATTATAAACCTGATTTTTATTTGCCAACACAACAAAGAATATTTATTGAGGTAAAGGGCTATTCTAGGCCAGTTGATAAAACAAAACTGAGGAGATTCAAAAAATATTATCCGGAGGAATTTAAGAGATTAAGATTTATAATTCCGGATAAATATTCAAGATCAAAGGCCAACGGAGAAATGATTAAATTTATATGTGATGATCTGGGAATAGATTTTGAAGAAATAATAAGCTATAAGGAAATAGAAAAATACGGTGGGTTGATCCCCGGATGGGAGTAAATTGACTTTAATAAGGCAAGTAATATAAAATGAAAAAGATAGAGATAAGATGCCAAAGATGCGGAAGAAAACTTTTTTTTCTATTACCAAAAGGGCCGGTTAAAGGAAGTCCTACAATAGAGATTAAATGTCCAAAAGATCGTTGCGGAGCAACAAATATAATTGATTATCATAATCCATACAAAATAGTAGTGAGATTAAAGAAATAAAATCAAATTGAAAGGAGAATTATGAAAAAATTAAAGTGGCATACCGAACAGCGGATAATTAATGACCTAATTCCCTACAAAGAGAACCCCAGAACGATGACCGAAAAACAAAAAAATGATCTGGAAGAAAGTTTGAAAAGATTTAATCTTATGTCTATCCCGGTAATAAATACCGATAATACTATCATATCCGGACACCAGCGAATGAAGATATTACAGCTATTAGGCCGAAGTAAAGAGGAAATCGATGTAAGGGTCCCAAATAGGAAGCTGACCAAAGGTGAATTTAGAGAAGCAAATCTAAGGGAAAACAAAAATTTAGGTGGCTGGGATTGGGATATACTGGCCGATCTCGATGAGGAATTATTATTGGACGTGGGATTTACCGAAGAAGAATTGGAGGATCCAACATTCGAGACCACTGAAGATATAGAAAAAGAGGAAGAAATAAGAGAATATAGAAGGGTACATATACTAATTTCCGTAAATGTAGATTCTTATGATGAAATAAATAAGGAATTAGAGATAATAAGAAATAAGATAACCGGAAAGGGCGAATATGAACAGACCGCAAATTAAAACAGATAATTCCTATCTAAATACTAAAATCAATTTAAGAATGAACCATTTACCGGACCAAAAAAGCATAAAAGTACTCGATTGCTTTGCTGGCCGGTCAAGAATATGGAAAGAGATAAAAAGGAAATCACCTAAAAATATAAACGTAATAGGGATTGATAGAATATCCTACGGAAGCACACTAAAAGGTGATAACATAAAATATTTAAAAGGAATGAATTTAAACAAATATGATATAATTGACCTGGATGCCTACGGGATTCCCTTTAGACAACTGGAAACAATATTCCGAAAAAAATACAAAGGAATATTATTCATAACTTTCATTCAAAGCATATTCGGAAGCTTGCCGGTAAGAATGTTAGAGAAAATAGGTTACACCAGAAAGATGATCAAGAAATGCCCTACAATATTTAACAGAAATGGCATAGAGAAATTTAAGCAATATCTGGCAATAAACGGCATTAAAAAAATAATAATAATCAATAAAAACAATAAAAAATATTTGTATATTCCGCCTGTAACCGTTGCGAAATAAGACTTTCCGTGATATAATAATTAAAAGGAAGTTACTAATGGGAATAAATGGGAAGAAGATAAATATAAAATGCAAACATTGCGGTAAAATTTTTAAAGATTATAGATCAAATCATAGAATATATTGTTCTATTAATTGTATGAATGAAGGAATGAAGAAAAGAAGGATAATAAAATGCGAAATATGCGGTAAATTATTTGAATTGCCATTATCCAAAACAATCAATAGAGGTAAATATTGTAGTAACGAATGCCGACGAATTAGCCAAAAAGGAGATGGGAATTCATGCTGGAGAGGTGGCAAGAGATTTAGCGGTAATGGGTATGTTTTAATTTATTGTCCTGAGCATCCATTTAAAATTAATAAAAATTATGTTTACGAACATAGATTAGTCATGGAAAAATCACTTGGGAGATTCTTAAAAGAAGAAGAAATTGTCCATCACATAGATGGAAATACACGAGATAATAGATTAGAAAATTTATCATTGTTCCCAAACCAAAGCGAACATATAAAGTACCATCACTCTTGCTCAGGAGGTGTAAAATGAGCATCATATACCAACCTCGTGGAAAAGCGAGGGAATATAGCCCTTATTCCTTAAATATTTATAACGGATGTGATCATAATTGCAAATACTGCTATGTAAAAACCATGCCATATTACAAAAAAGTATCTAATGAGGAAATAAGACCGCGAAAGAATATATTAGAAAAATTAGAGAGACAATTAAAAAGGCAAGAAATAACCGAACAGGTGCTATTATGCTTTACGGGTGATCCCTATTGTAAGGCCGATACAGAATACATGTTAACCCGGGATATATTAAAAATATTATTAAAATATGATATACCAACCGCAATATTATCTAAAGGCGGGGGAAGAATATTAAGGGATCTAGATTTATTTAAACAATTCAAAAGAATAAAGATAGGCGCTACCCTAACACTACTAGACGAAAAAGAGAGCATATATTATGAACCGGGGGCAGCACTACCCAGGGAAAGGATAAAAGTATTAGGAATATTACACAATGAAGGAATAAAAACATGGGTGAGTTTTGAACCGGTGATTAAACCATTAACGACATACCAATTATTAGAACTAAGTTATCCTTTTATCGATCAATACAAAGTAGGTAAAATGAATCACTATCAATTACCATATCAAATAGACTGGCGGGAATTCGGCAATACCATGGCAAGGAAATTAATGAAACTTAAAAAAGATTTCTATATCAAAAAAGATTTATATAAATATATGAATATAAAATTGGATGATAGATATATTGATCAGGACTATTTAACGCTTAAAAAACCTAGAATAAAAATAATGCCGGAAGAAACAAAGGTATTACAGCCTACGTTATTTTAATAAAGAAGGTTAGATTTTAAACAATTAAATATTATAGAGCTCCATTTATAGAGAGCCATTTGAAGAAGCGATAGCTTCTTAGGTGGCTCTTTTTTTATTTCGAAATGTAAGGAAAATAAATGAAATTAGCATTTTTCGGCAGCCGTTCATTAAAAAGGAGAAAAGAAGAAGTATTAAAAATAATAGAAGCGGAAATCAAAAAACACAACCCGGAAGTAGTTATAACTTCTGGCGCCCCCAGTGGGGCGTGTAAATTTGTAAGGGATTATTGCAAGGAAAATGGAGTTACATTAAAATTATATAATTTAGATTTTAAGAAATATAGTAAAGGAGCATTCCAACATAGAAGCATATTAACCATAGAAGATGCTGATTATATTATTTTAATACACGATGGAAAAAGCAGGGGAACGAAGAATGAACTTAACTTGGTAAGAAAATTTGGAAAACTATATACTTATCACTTAATAGAAATACAGAAAGAAGATACCGGAATAGATATTGAGCAATTTGATATAAAAAATAACCTGGATGAATTAAATGATATGGAAGAAGTTATTAATATATGAAAGAAAAACTTAAACACATCGAAGCCTTTGAATTATTTTATAGTCTGGGCGGAAAAGCGTCCGATAAAAGCTGCATTAAAGTTGCAGTAAAGTTGCAGGTATCTGAAAGAACTATTTGGAATTGGTATAAAAAATTTAACTGGCGCGAAAGGGTGGATCAAAGAAATATTGAAAATGCTAAATCACTTGGAAAGAAAACCGATAGAGCGGTGATTAATACCAGAGCGGACTACCGGGCTGAAATTAAGACTCAATTAAGTATATTAAAAGCTATCTTAAACAATGTTATTAAAGATATTAAAGCACATAACATAATAGATATTAATAATACAGGCCAATTAAAAGATGTGGTTAATTGCTATGAAAAATTAGGTAAACTTGACCTACTGATGATGGGCGAGGCAACCGAAGAAAAAGACCTGAATATAAAAGTGGATCTAACCGAATGAATGTTAATATACAGATTTCCAAAAAAGTCTTTAATGAAGTTTATATTCCTTACTTGGGAATTAATATTAGAACACAAATATTTTTCGGAGGCAGTTCTGCCGGGAAATCGGTATTTATTTCTCAAAGGTGTGTAATCGATCTTTTAAAAAATAATAGGAATTATCTCGTAATCAGGAATACGGCCAATACCCTGCGGACCTCGGTATTTAATGAAATCAGGAAGGTTATTTTAGAATTTAATCTAGAGAAATTATTCAAAATCAATAAAACAGAAATGACCATAACCTGTATTACCGGATATCAAATTCTTTTCAGGGGATTGGATGATGCAGAAAAACTCAAATCTATCATCCCGGAAAAAGGGGTCATTACCGATATTCTGATAGAAGAAGCAACCGAGACGAAAAGAGACGATGTTAAACAATTATATAAGAGATTGAGAGGCAAGTCTAAAGTATTAAAACGTCTGACGTTGTGTTTCAACCCTATTTTCCGGACCCACTGGATATTCAAGGAATATTTCAAGAATTGGGCAGAAGGTGAAACCGAATATCATGATGATAAATTATCGATCTTAAAAACAACCTACAAAGATAACTTAAGATTCTTAGAACAAGATGATATTGATGAGTTAGAAAATGAACAGGATGAATATTACAGACAAGTTTATACTTTAGGAAACTGGGGGATCTTAGGAGATTTGATTTTCACCAATTGGAAAATCGAAGATCTTTCGGGAATTAAAAATACCTTCGGGACTTATTATAACGGGCTTGATTTTGGATTTGCGAATGATCCTACTGCAGCAGGAAGGCAGGCCATAAAGGGGAAGAAATTATATATACTGCAGGAATTATTATATGAACTTGGGTTAACCAATGATGTTATAGCATCAAGACTGAAACCGGATATTAAAAAAGAATATATAAGGTGCGATTCGTCTGAGCCAAAATCAATAGCAGAATTAAGGACTTATGGAATAGAAGCTTTGCCGGCCCGGAAAGGTCCGGGAAGTGTCAATTTTGGTATTCAATATATGAAACAATTTGAAATTATAATTGATAGGCAATGCCAGAATGCGATAAACGAATTTCAATTATACCAGTGGCAAAAAAATAAGAGTGGAGAAGTAATTAATACACCAGTGGATCGGAATAATCATTTTATAGACCAGGTTCGTTATGCCCTCAACGATAGGATTTTTGAAAAGGAAGAAGAAAAACCATATACCGCCCAGGAACTGGGAATATTTTAAAAATAAATGAAAGGAGATCATCATGAAGATAAAAGATATTTTAGAAAAATATAAAGACGATTTTAATAAATTAACAGGAGTTTTATGTGTAGATCCAAAGAAAAGAGATCTTGAATTATTCGAAAAACAATATACTGGCGAACATGATATCCTAAACCGTCTCGTGAAAACTGTCGGCAAGGGCACGACATTAAAGCGTGTTGAGCAGGCCAAACTGGTTGTTCGATATCAAGAAAAGATTGTTAACATGGCTGTGTCTTTCTTATTTGGCGACCCTGCTAAGCTAACATTAGACAACAAAGAGGATAAATACCAGGAAATTTTTGCACTAATAAATGATGTCTGGAATAAAAACAAATTAGACTACTTCAACAAAAAGCTGGCACGGCGGCTATTCGTGGAAACAAAGGTAGCCGAGTTATGGTATGTAATAATTGATGATGAGAAGGTGAAGCATATTAAGGTAGCCCTGCTATGTAGCAAAAATGGCGATGAAATTTATGCTCATTTTAATGAAAACGGAGACCTGGATGCCTTTACAAGGCGGTATAAGTTAGAAGATATAGATGAGAAAACCTATGAGCATGTCGATATCTATACTTCCGATAAAATGTTTTATGGAGTTAAAAAGACAGAATGGGTAGTTGAAACAAAAGATAATCTATTTGCCAAAATACCGGTAATCTACTATACGCAAGCTGAGCCAGAATGGACAGGTGTGCAAAGTCTTATCAATAGAATTGAAATGTTAATTTCTAAAGGTTTTGCAGATACGAATGATTATTTTGGTTCGCCATTGTTAAAAATAAAAGGTAAGGTAGAGAATGCACCGGAAAAAGGCGAGGTTGGAAAACTATTGCAGTTTAAAGGCGAGTCTAACGCAGAAGGCAAAATAGAGTACGGAGACGCTGAATATCTAACCTGGACGCAGGCACCAGAAGCTATAAAATTAGAATATAATACCCTAAAGGATCTTATCTACTCGCTAACTTCGACTCCCGATTTATCCTTCAGTAATGTTAAAGGATTGACTCAAACCTCAGGCGAAGCTCTTAAATTCCTGTTTATGGACGCTATCCTAAAAGCCAAAGACAAAGAAGAAATATTTGGAGAAGGGCTGACCAGGCGGGTTAATCTATTGAAGGCGATATTATCTGTAACCAATGTAAAATCTAAGCAGGTTTTAGAAGAAATAAATATATCGATTAAATTCGGGGATGTATTGCCAAAAAGCATAACCGAATTAGTAAAGGCATTATCAACGGCCCGCGGGGGAGACGCGATCATGAGCCAGGAAGAAGCAGTAAAACAAAATCCCCTTGTGAGTGATGCAGAAGAAGATATTAAAAGGATGGAAAAGGAAAAGGGCGGAATATCAAAGCTGGGAGAATCCTATGAAGCATAACAGAATGAATCTTGCTGTAGTGGGTTGTGGAACTATCGGAAATAGTCTCATTGGTTTGTTAGAAGATATGGGCCATATAATTCAACGATACGATCCACCCAAAGGATACGGTTGTGATATTTCCAGATGTAAAATTGTATTCGTTTGCGTGCCTACTAATGTTGATATGAAATTTGAAGATGTCAGAATGGCAGTAAACTATATAAAATCTAAAAACAAAAAAGGAATAATCGCTATAAGATCTACCATTATCCCGGGGATGACTGATGAATTTACAAAAAGATATAAAAGGGAATTTGTCTATCTGCCTGAATTCTTACGGGAACGGACAGCATTTTTAGATGAAATCTGTCCTGATAAAATAATCGTAGGGACCAGGAAAAGAGAAGTATTTGAGATATTCAAAGGACTATTCAAGAGTGTGGTAGATAATAAAAATAAAATAATAATGATGAAACCGGTAGAAGCGGAATTATTAAAGGTGGCCTTGAATAGTCTGTATACCATAAAAGTAGTATTCGGAAATGAGCTATATGATATCTGTCAAAAATACGGGGCAGATTATTATAAATTATTTGAGGCCTTTAAATTAGATAAATATATTAACGCAATGCACCTTGATCCATTATTCGATGGTTACAGGGGAGCAGGAGGTAAATGTCTTTCCAAAGATATTAAATTTATGATTAAGGCAGCTCTAAATAAAGCAGTTTTTCCTGGTGTAATGATAGAAGCCGATAGAGAGAATGATAATTTATTAAAGAAAGGAACCTTGAATGGGCATTGAAGAACAATTCGAAAATAGGAATATACTGGATATAATCAATCGCAATAGAAAGATCGAAGCGGCATTGAATCAGGCCTCTAATGATTTGGCGATGAGAACTGCCATCTTTGAATTGAAAAACCCGACTAGAATAGCCCAGGGATCATTCTATAAAATAAATAAAGCATTAGAAAAGAAAATAGATATAATATTAGGCAATCTCAATAAAAATATCCAGACCAACATACAAGACGGTATTGTCAGCCACTGGGATATGGCCAATTTAAAGAATAATAAATTGATAGGTAACTGGGCAGACGGAATAAAATTATCCAAAAATGGCATACCCACGTCGTTTAATCAGCTAAATCTGGTGGCATTGGATACTTTTCTTGCCCGGACCGCAGCCGGAATGAATTTGAGCGAAAGAGTCTGGAATCTAACCAATGGAGCGAAGGATCAATTGGAACTTTATCTCGCATCGGGGATATCTACCGGGAGAAGTGCGGCAGAGATCGCAGGGGATATTAAGCAATATTTGAACGAGCCGAACAGGTTATTTAGAAGGGTCAGGCAAGAGGGGAAACTTGTCTTAAGCAAGGCGGCCAAAGGCTACCATCCGGGAGCGGGGATTTACAGGAGTTCCTATAAAAATGCTTTGAGACTTGCCAAAAATGAAATAAACATGGCATATAGAATGAGCGATTATACAAGAAGGCAGCAGTTACCTTTTGTAACCGGAATAGAGGTTCATTTATCAGCTTCTCATCCCCGGCTTGATATGTGCGATGATTTGGTTGGCAAATACCCAAAGGGCTTTATCTTTATGACCTGGCACGTTGGTTGCTTATGTTATACAACTTCAATTATGCTAAACGAAAAAGATTCTCTTAAATTTATGAAAACTGGGAAGATCCCCAAATCGAAGTATATTTCAAGGATTCCCAAAAGAGCGGCGAATTGGATAAAATTAAATGCCAAAACGATAGCTGGTTATAAAAATACGCCTTATTTTATAAGGGATAATTTTACAAAGAATTTTGAACTCAGGGAAAATGTCTTGCGAACGACTATACCCGCCCCTGTGCCGGTAGCCCCAGGGGCAGATATGCAGTTAATGAGAATAAAAGAATTTAATAAGAAATACGCTGATGCAAAAATAGAACATTGTATCGCGGTTGACACAAAAGGGAATATATTGCTTGAAAAATCTGGTGCCAGGAATTCTATAAGTTTTACGGAAGCAGAATTTAATCAAATGAATGTCGATAACATAATTTTTACTCACAATCATCCTTCCGGAAGCAGTTTCTCCAGTCCTGATCTCAATATGTTGGGAGCACACAAAAGAGGAACTGAAATAAGGGCAGTAGGGACTAAATACGAATATAGTGCTAAAATAATAGATAGCACAAAATTTCCACATTCCGGGGCAGAAGTAAAAGATCTTTATAAGATAGAAAATAGTATATTACAAAATAAATACCAGACAATCTATGAAAGAGAGCGCATGAGGTTGATAAAAACTGGGGTTGATCATGACGAAGCAATGAAATTCGCATCAAAGGTAACAAGCCAAAAGCATACCCATGAGGCAATGGAGATATTTGCCAAAAAGTATGGAATATTATATAAAAGGTGGTTGAATAAATAATGACTAAAATAAAAAAAGAGAAAAATAAAAATCCTTTTTTGAAGCCTGATGGCGGATTTGATCTGATTGAAAAATTCCCTGGTATCGATTTTAATATTTATGAAGAGGAAAGAATTAAAAAACAAAAAAGGAGAAATAAAATGCCACTTAAAAGATGTAGATTAAAAGATAAACCAGGCTGGAAATATGGGGATAACGGCGCTTGTTATACCTATACTGCCGGCAATGAGAAATCCGAAGCAGCAGCAAAATTAAAAGCTATTAAGCAGGGAATTGCGATAAGCAGAGAATCAGGAGAAAAGTTTGAACCGTAAAAATAAAAAATTTAAAAAGATTAGAATTATATCGAGCAATTATAGGATAAAGTATTTTAAAGATTTGAAAGATGACGATGGCAAAAGCTTAGATGGTAGAATATGGGAGAGTTTAAAAGAGATTTGGGTTCGTAGTGGTATGGATTACCAAAGAATCTTACAGGTAATTATGCATGAGTCTATGCACGGAATAGAATTTGAAATGTCTATTAGTTTAAACAATGAAGAGGATAGAAATATCCAAATTACTACCGGCGTTACCTGCTTTATTCGGGATAATCCGGAATTTATTAAAGAGTATATAAGGGTTTTGAATGGAAGATAAAAAGGAGGAATAAATGAAAAAACTAAGTGTTATATGTCTGGCAGGACTTGATCAGTTTATCGACCCAATAATAGAAGGTTTGGCAAACGATTATATAGAAAGGAAGTTTGTAGTTAAAACTCCACAGGAATTATATAACGCAATTGACTGGGGCGATATCATATGGTTCGAATGGGCGAATGAAGTAGCTATTTTTGGGACTGACTATGGAAAAATTAAAGGCAAAAAGGTAATAATCAGGCTTCATAGCTACGAAATATTTACTGATTTTACTAAAAGAATCAACTGGACCACGGTTGATAGATTAATCTTTGTAGCCCCCCATATTAAGGGAATTCTGAAAGAATTTTTACCGGATATTGAGAAAAAGGTTAAAATGGATATTGTCTATAATGGAATTGATTTAGATAAAACTCCATTCCAGGAAAGGGAACCAGGGTATGACATAGCCTGGGTAGGATTCATTAATTATAAAAAGAATCCACAAATGGCATTGCAGATATTGAAGAAATTAACTGATATCGATAAAAGATATATATTGCACGTGGCCGGTTCATACCAGGACTCACGATATAAGATATATTTAGAATATATAATCAGAGAAATGGGCCTGCAAGATAATGTGATTTTTCATGGCTGGATCGATGACATGGAAGAATTCTGGAAAGATAAGAATTATCTACTTCATACGAGTATTCAAGAAGGCCATTCTTACGCAATAATGGAGGCTATGGCCAGGGGAATTAAACCGATTATACACAATTTTAGGGGCGCGAAGGAGCTATACCGGACAACTGATATATTCAATACAATAGAAGAGGCGGTTAATATAATAACTGCAAGGTTTAGTAATACTGGTATATGTTTACTTAACAGAAATTGGGTAATTGATAAAGGCTGGACACTGGAAAATCAATTAAAAAAAATAAGGAATATCATAAGGGAAATATGAATGAAGTCAAAAATCACTACAAATGAAGTCAAAAATTATTATGACAATTTCCTTGGCCATCTTAGTTATGATCATATCCGGGAAAATCCGAGACATATCAAGGTAAAGAGAGATTTAAAGGGCATAATCAAAGAAGAGATGAATGTTTTAGATTTAGGTTGTGGAACGGGAATAACCACGAAATATATAGCTGGATTAGGAGCAAAAGTAATTGGGATTGACATATCCCCTAAACTGATTCAATTCGCAAGGAGAAACTCTGATCATCAAAATATTGAATACAGAATAGAGGATATAACAAATTTTAGCCTTGATAAAAAAGATTTTGATGTAATATGTTTAGTTGATATAATGGAGCATATCCCAAGAGAGAGAATCCCATATCTGATAGATAATATAGAGCGGTATTCCCACAACAATACAATTATCTATCTTAATATTCCCGATGCCAGATTGCAGTCTTGGAAGAGAGAAAAATGCCCAAAAAGGCTTCAAATTATAGATGAAGCATATTCTATGATAGAAATCCTGAATTGGTTTAAATCAATTAATTTTGAGGCGATTAAGAACGAAATATATGGGATAGATCTACCAACCCAATATGTGAGTTATATTTTTGTGAGGAAAGATATAATTTCTTATAATTATGATAAATATTTAGGAGGTGAATCAAATGCCATACCCGAATGAACATAGCTGCAGAATAAAGAGTCCCGGTTTATTTCAGAAAGATAGTTTTAAAAGAATCGAATCGGGGAAATTATCTATCATTATCGGAAGATTGAAAGGTAAAACTACAACTACGACCCAGGCATTTCGCTATCCGATAGATGCCTATACAGAACTGGCGGCAAGAACGCATTGCAAGGAAAACAAGGGGACTTTTGAAGCAGCGACTAAGGAGAAAGTAAAAGAAGCAGCAGAAAGATTGAAGAAGGCAATATCGGAGAAGTAAAAATTGTTGACTGAATAAGTTCAGATACATATGCACCATTGCTAGGATGAAAGAAGTAAACTAAAATAGAAGCAAAAAGAGGTGCATAGGGATCATGAAGGGGAGCATTGGAACAGCTACTTACCTGTCCTATACTCGACCTTACTGGGGGAAGAGCATAGCCAGGTTAAACTATATAGAAAAATTATCCCCCAAGGCTAAGGTAAGATATAAAGCCATTA